AGTAGGTCTTAGCAGAATGGTACATTCACAGTCGGGCACGTCAAAGCCCTCACTTATTAAATCAACATTGCATAGTATAGTTATATTTCCTTTGCGAAAGTCTGCAATAATACGGTTACGCTCGGATTTAGGCGTTGAGCCGTCTATATGCACAGCGTTAATGCCTGCGTTACAAAATGCCTTGGCAGTGGCTTGACTATGCTTAACCGAGGAGCAGTAGCAGACGGCTTTTTTACCATCTGCAAGCTGTTTGTAGTATTTAATAACATCTCCGAAAACCGTATTCTTTATCATAGCCTTTTCAATGTCAGAGGTTACATATTCACCCATTTTGGTATGCAAGCCTGTGAGGTCTGCGATATCAGGCGCATAGTAGTCATATGGTGCAAGACACCTGTTTTCTATCAACCATTTAGTACTTACACCTATTATCAATTTATCATTCACATCGCCAAGACCGTCACCGTTTAAGCGTACAGGCGTAGCAGTAACGCCAACCCGTGGTACATCAGAAAAATATTCATAGATACGTTTATATGACTGTGCAAGACTGTGATGGTTTTCGTCAGTAATAATAAGCGCAGGCTTTTTCAGCTTTTTAAGCCTGCGTGTAAAAGTCTGCACCATACCAATATCGCACAAGTCCATTAAAACGCCCCAACGTACAAAGGTGCGGAATATCTGGTCAACCAATTCCTTGCGGTGCACCAAAAACAGTACACGCTTGCCGTTCCACGTTGTTCGCCTTGCAATTTCAGCTACTATACAAGATTTACCACCGCCACAGCCAAGCACTATACAAGGCGCTTTATAGCCGTCTTTCCAAGCCTGACGCACCTGTCTTACCAAATCACTTTGATACGGTCGCAGCTGCATTCTGTTTCACCGCCTTAGCTTTTTGGGCGTTCACCAGCTTGCCAACACATTTCATACAAAGCTGTCTGCCATAATTTTTTGTAGTGCCGTTTATAATCTGCTCAACAGTGCGCTTGCCGTCTGAAACAATTGCATTGCCGCACTCAGAACACTTTTCCTCCGGCTTTAGGTGATAATAAATTCTTAAAGTGTCATCTACTAACCTTAAATCATTGTTTATGTACATACTTTCAAATAAGCCAATAGGACTTTTGCAAGTGTCTGTGCCGTCAGTCTGTGTTGCAAAAAGATACTTACCGTCAGCGACAACCGTCTTTAATACCGTTGTAAACATACCTTCAACTGTTATTTTTTCATCTAACAGCTTACCTATTGTTTTTGCTTTTTGCCTGCCGTTTTCGTCTATCTCTATATGATTTAAAAAATAAACTATCGTATCACTCGGTAAAGCTTCAACCGATTTAACTAACTCCCAAAAATTTTTGCCAATATCGGTAAATTTCTGAAAGCCCGTTTCTTTAGAACGTCGCATAAACTCATTAGCCATTAAATATTGCGTATCATCAATAGCTATTGACTTAACCTTTTGTTTTTTTATAAACTCCAAAATTTCTTTGTAATTGTCGGAATTTATAACCGACTTAAATTGTGTTCTGAACGGCAGTTGTTTGCCATTTACATTTACTAAGGCTAATTCATCAGCTCCAAAATTTCGCAGTGACGCTGATTTGCCGCTGCCTGAAAATCCTAAAATTAATACTGCTAAACCCATTCTTCTCACCTCACTTTATTGTTAAGGAAACGCCTTGTTCTGTGTGGACATACGGAATACTCTTACCTGTTTTTATCAGCTTTGCAACATCTGATTTTTTGATTTCAGGCATTGAATATTTAAGTAAATCATCATTATGCTGCTGTGCCCAGCTGACGAAACTGATTTCATCATCAACTATCAATTTAGGAGGATTATTTTTAAGACTTATAACCGCCCTTGGCATATCAATTTTCTTTCTGCCGATTAGCTTCATACTGTTAAGCAAGTATGTTTTGAGTTGTTCGGCTGATTTTTCTTTTTGAATTCGTCTGTTTTTGAGTGACTGCTCCTCGGCTTTAAGCTGTTTAATATCCGACTGTAAATTTTTGAAATACACAGCAATACTCTCGGCTTTAAGCTCAAATTCACCCTCTATACCTTCCAAGGTATCAAACCAAGCTGTAAGCATATTTTCTTTGTATCGTGCCACATCTTTTATTATGTTGCCGTCATCATCTATTGCATTTCCGTCTGCGTCGGTGTCCGGCTCCCAGCTGTTTATAGCGTCAAATTGCTCAAACAGCATTGCAAAATCATTTGTAAGCTCATATAATTTCATTTTATAAACCTCCTAAATTTCTGCATTTTTGCTTTCAAATGCGTTGATAAGATTTACTATTTTGCATTTGAAAAATTCCCTGTTATTTGACTGTTTTGAAAATTCTATCATTCTGTTAAAGCTGTCATAGGCTGTTTTAAAATAAGCCTTAAACACCTCTTTATCATCAGCCTGCGGCTCAGATGACTGCTGCTGCAGTGCTTTCAGTTTATCCTCGTATTCAGCTGTCAACCTATCTATAGCGTCCTGCTTGTCCTTTGCAAGCATTTTACGTACTGCCTGCTCGTCCTCTCGGTACTGCTTTTCAAGCTCCTCGTTGCGTTTTATGCTCTCACGTTCGAGCGATTTTATTGTTTCTTCAAGCAAACGGTCATTATTGATTGGTTCTGCAACGGCAACCTCAATGGGTCTGTTTCTCAGCTCCTCAATTTCGTCGGCAAGCTGCTTATTTTCAGCCTGTAAGCTGTCAAATTTTTTCCGACTGCTGTTAATAGCCTGTTGAAGGCTGTCTGCCTGTTCTAGTGCCTGCATTTTCTCTTGCTTGGCTGTCATCATCTGCTTGCAATAATCTGCCGATTTATCGGACAGCTCCTGCTTTTCTGATTTTAATTTGTCTATTTCTGCCTTAAGCTGCTTGACTGTTGTTTCTTCCAGGTTTACCTTTTCAGAAATCTCCTGCTGTTCTTCGTGACTGATAGTAGCGAGTAATGAAAGTTTGGTTACTCCTAAACGTAAACTTGAGTTTACATTTTCGGGTCTTATATTATCAATAATTGATATGTATTTATGTGCTTGCATACGGCTAAATCCAACCTCGGTTTCACAGTAATCCTCAAAATTACTGTACCCAAGCTCCTTGTAAAGCTTGCCGTCACGCATTTCTTTAAGGCTTGTACACATATCCCATAGGTTCTGCTGTGCAAGATTTGCGCTGATTAGTATTTTCTGGTGCAGCTCCACAGCGTGCTTATGCTGTGTGCTTAATTCTGCTTCTGACATTTAGTACCTCCGCTTGTAAATAGTTTGTATAAGCCTGCTCAAATGCTTTGATTTTGTCAGGCTTAGGGTTGTTAGCATTGTTATTTCGGTAGCCATAGCACTGTCGAATTGTGCCGTCCTTACCAAGCTCTATGGTGTAATATGGTTTATCGGGTTCATTTACCTGCCGCAGAAAAACTATTGTTGTATTGCCCTTGGCGTGGCGTTCGGCATATCCGCCCACACAGTGCTTTAATGCTTTGCCCTCAGCTATTATTTCTTCACAGCTTTGAGGTATGCGAATAATCAGGTCTTGCCATTGATACTTATATCGTTCAAGCTCTTGCTGTCGCCGGGCCATCAACTTATTGCTGATTTCATTAGCCTTAAATTTGCGAAGCGCCACTGCTCTGTCATGTGCTGTGTATATATTCCCAGGCATAAGCTCGGGTGCGTCATAAACCTCGGCTGCGATGTCAAGGTAGTCCAGCCAATATATAAGGCTGCATTTTTGCTTTTTGGAATAACTCACTATCCTGCTATAAGAAATGTGGTAGCTATCCTTTATTCGTGAAGCACTTTGGTAATCGCTGTTATTAAGACTGTTGGCTGTTTCCATAGGATGCTTTTCTCCTGATTTGCACAGTGTTTGGTAAAATTCCAGCTTAGCCATATCTAATTGCCCGCAGATTTTTAAATCATTTTTACTTTGCAGTTTCAGCATTTTAAGCAGATTATTGCTTTTCCAGTTAATATATCTTGTGCTCCAACCCTGGAGAATTATTTGATACACCAGATGCTTAAAGCCTGCCTTTAGCAGATACTCAACATTATTGTGCTTGGTGTAAAATATTAAATAAGCTATAAACTCCCGGACGCTGTATTCTTCAACTAAATCATAAGCACAGTATTTAAGCTGCGTGTTTTTAATGGTATCTTCTCCTATAAGAACAGCTTTGTCATAGCCTATGTTGCTGATATAACTGTCCTGCGGAATTGTATTCATCGTTTTCATAGGCTTACTGCCATTGTTACAGTTCCAACGGGTTGCCTTATTCTTTTTGAATAGATAGGTGTACAAGTTTACTTTCTTAAAATCAGACTCTCCGCTTGGCAGAAAACTAAGATAAACCTTTGTAATATTAATTTGAAGCTTACCGTCTGCATTGTTGCAAATTGCAAATACTCTATTATGTTTTAATGTCTTAAAGCCACGGTTGAAAGATTTTGCTGTAACCTTATTGTTACAGAACGGACAATTAAATTCGTTATTTTGTTTAAATCTATCAGCTGATACATAGTCAACATCAAATTCATCACTGAGTATAGATTTTGCAGGACGCCAATCCTCGCAAGAAGTGCAGTAGTATCTGATATCCTGCCCTATCTTTTCGTAAAAAGCATATTGAGGAAAATAGCTTTTAATCTCATCTAAGTGTCTGTTAAAAAGCAAGCTAATCACCTACCAATCAAGCAGATTATCAAGCGATATGGTAAGCGGTTCTGCCGACTTTTCATCTTGTGTATTTTTGGATTCCGCCAACTTTAACGGCGGTTTTGCCGTAACACCGTCACCCACATCAATAAGCATTTGAAAATGTATTGTTGCAGTAGAAAAGTAAAACTGCACCGCTTTAGTGTACAGCTCTAAGTCAGAAATACTGCCGCCCAGTCCTTTTGTAATATTATCAAGACAGGCTGTAAAATGCTTGTCCGACTGGCAGATAGCCTGCGCAAACTCTGTGTTTTGCTTGCAAAATTCACACAGAGCATTTAGCACATATGTATGCACCGCCTTTATGTATCGAAAATTTGTATTGACAGCCTTATCCTCGTCAGTCAGCTTTTTTACGGCTGACTGCTTAATTTCATCATCTGTAAGGTTGACAATGTCGATTACCTTTGATACAATAGCAGTAGATTTTTTGTTTTTTGTGCCTTGTGGTGTTGCTGCACCCTTGGCACTTTTATTTTTACCGGACATATTGTTTACTCTCCTTTTCTGAACTGATTTTTCTGTACGTCCATTTTGTCTGTGGTAATATCAACCTCTTCTACATCTGTAATACTTAACGCTAACACCCAGGGTCCATATGTTTAACTGTGTCTGATACCACATCACCATACTGACTATCAGCGCTGCGACAGATATTGCTATTACTATGTAGCAGGTATGTTCTAATATCCAGTTTATTATCCCTAGTAGGTATATCATTGGTTTTCACTCCATTTTCTATTATTGAGTGCTACAGTATATTAGCATTCTTTAATTTGTTAAGTTTAGTGAGTTTCGTTTCAAGCTTGCCAACATCAATCATCCAAACTTTATACGCCACTATGATATCAACATTATTTGGCCGCCAGGTTTTTATACCAAGTCTAGCCATTTCTTCCAATACTTGTTTCTTTAACCTTGTAGCTGTACTACTTGCACAGTTAAACAACGCTTTTATATCAGAGCTGTTTATTTCTGTATTTGCATAATACAGCTCCAACGCTTTTCTAGCATCCGGTACTTTCATTATCTCACCTCCTACGCTGTTTTATTTCGGTTAGGCTGGTTTTCATCGCCTTCTTTAGCCAAAAATTCTCTTACAGCTTGTAAAATGACAGCGTTCTTAGACACCCCCATCTTTTCAGCTATGTCGATTAGTTTTGTATTCTGCTCATAAGGTATTCTTAACCCTGTGCGAACCCGCTGTGTTGTCACTTTGTTCTCACCTCCCTGCATATTATTATAAAGTGTTGTCACCTTGATGTCAACACTTTTCTAAATAAATTTTTATGCTATAATTATGTTGTCAAAATGACAACATAAGGAGGTTGTTAAAATGCCATCTAATTTGCCGCAGTTCACAGTAAGAATTGACCCTGAACTACTGAAAAAGTTTCGATATGTAGCCGAATACAATGCCCGTTCCGCTAATCGTGAAGCAGAAGTTTTAATAAGGCAACACGTTGAACGATTTGAAAAAGAACACGGGAGGATCAACTTTGATGAGAATTGATATACTCATCTATTGCCAATAAAACAAACTCGTTAAAACTAATTCCAATCTTGCCCGCTTGCTGTTGTAGCTTTTCTTTAAGCTCTACTGGTAAGCGGATTGTTGTTTGCTCTCTTTCCACCTCTCTCACCTCCATTCAGTTTTATTTCGGTTAGGCTGGTTAGGCTGTTGATTTTAAATCTACAACATCTGCAAAAAAAAATCGCCATTGGGTCTTTGATACGAAATATCTTTATCATTTTAGTTATTTCGCTCACTGTAAACTCTCGTTTATTATTAATTTTCATATTAAAACTTTGTACGGATATGCCGAGCATTTTCGCTGCCTGAGCCTGTGTTAAATTGTTTCCTATGAGAATCTGTTTTAACACTATTGTGTCTGTCATGATTTCACCTCCTTTTACTGAGTAGATTTAAAATCTACAAACTTATAATACTACTCTGTTTCCTATTTGTCAACATCTTTTTGAAAAAATATCAAAATTTGTTGATTTTAATTCAACTGTGTGTTATTATTGTGTTGAGGTGATAACATGGATATAGGAACAAGGATTAAAAAGAAACGTGAAGAATTGGGGTTATCACAAGACGAACTTGCTGTTAAAGTTGGGTACAAATCTCGTTCATCCATAAACAAAATCGAGAACGGTACAAACGATATAC